GTCAATGCCACCATAGGTGCCACATGGTCTAGTTGGCGGAAGGATTTATCCTTCCGTCAGGCAAGGGAATTCTCCCTCCTACCAATACCTACAGAGGAATTATCCGCTGGAGGAACAATCGGGGGTGGTATATTAATATCACCCGAACCCAAAGAGATAGTAGATACTATATCTACTATCCGTGATGAAGGATCTCCTTCACCACCTGCAAATATTGGGGGGGTAATCCTCCCTAAATCAGGAACTGATCTTGACCTCCAGTCAAGACGCACAGGTCTAACTTCACTTTGAGAGTTAGATCGCTGAATTAGAGTAATCTCTAGTCCTGTTTCCCCATCAAACCATTTGGCTTCGGGGAACTGTTGGTACGCAATCTTTGCGGACTTCATCACATGTGTGGTTAACTTCGTAACCTCACCCGGACGATACATGGAAAACCATAAGGGATCTTTAATCTCCTTGGCTAATTTTCCCATCCACGTATCATATATTGGGCCAACAAGCCCAAACTTAGTCATAGCGGCATGTATACTGCCACTATCAAAATAAACCGTAGGTATTTGACTAAACCTATGAGCAATCTTCTGGACTAAAAACCAGAACCGCCTTAAACTCATCAAATAAAGATGAGAAGAAATACGCAATACTCGCGTATTGCAAGAACGACACAGAGCAATATCATCTGTGACAATGAGGGGAAGATCACCCTTCCTCTCTGGACTTCGAATCCAATAAAGGATTAATACATCATCATTAATCCACTCAGTATCTGGTTCCCCCACACGAGAGAGAACCGGAGGTACCAGGGGCAAATCCCTAGGACGATTAGAATCCAAGATTCGCTCAAAAGCAATATCACCTTGGAACTCCACCATATGGATATAAATAACCATATCAATTTGATAGCGCGACCAAATATTCGCGTTAGGAAATCTATTGCGGAGATTTAAAATCCCGCGATGTAGTTGATTCGCTCGTTGAACGAACGATTCCAGAACCTGAGCATTACGTCTCTGGTTCCTAAGAACTCTAAAGTTCTGCTTATCACGTTCGAGTCTTAATGCCTCGTACTGTAAAAACTGTAGATAATCATCTACATCATCTTGGGATGTCAAACCAACATCCTTCGGATTATACATCCAGTCAATAAGTCTAGATGCTTCACTGTGGCGTAACTTCCAAACGTCACGCCTCTCTTCACGAGTTATGGCTAATTCACCCATAATCCGAACATTCAAGCTGACAGGTTCAATCAGCTCGTCAACACAATCCCACTTATAATAATCAGTGGAGATAGCCATTTTAAGGATCTTAGGATCCTTACACCAGATATCTACAAAATATTGTAGATCTAAATCACTCGGAATCTCTTTAGTTTCCAAGTTAACTAGATCCAAATCCGCCTTAGGAAGAGGATCAATAGGATGGTCTTCATAGACCAAACTCTTAATTTTATCTGTTAAATCCAATTTTAGCAGAAGACTTTCACGGGAGATTGCAACTCCCATGCTACACAACCTTTGCCCTATCCCTTGATAGTGGCTATCTTGCTTTGAAACTATTTTATAAGATTCAAAAACATCAGGAAGCTCAGTGTCTTTAAGACTCTGAAACCATTTTTGAGACCGAAGATGAACTTTGGCCTGTTTTGCGAACAATGGGTTATGAATCCCTGTTCGGATAAACTTCATTATCAAGCCATTGATAACACGTAAAGACTTTTCCTTCCGGAATCGTCGCAATGCATTCTTATAGCTAATATAAGAATGGGATACGGGTAATACCCCGTATCCACCCCATTGGGCCGGTACAAAGTACAGACCCGTTTTATCGTCCCAAAACCTAAGGGACACATCTTGTAGCGCTCGTGCTAACGGATACACGGACGCAGCGGCAGACTGTTTAGTCCACCGACTCTCTTTGGAAAGTAACTCAAACTTCCCAGCTGGTGTATAAGAATACGTTTCCTCTGTATTCTTACTCACATCTAGACACATCCGTAACCTAGGATAGTCTATATAATTAAGAGAGAACCAATTCTGGTTCTTTCTAATAAAGTCAAAGTGTTCCGCTTTGACCGGTAGGAAGAAATACTCTTCCGTAAAATTAATGATGCGACGGGTAACCATCGTATCTAACTCAGACAGACGTAAGTCCATCTGACTGAACTGGTCGATGATTGATTCAACGGCCTGCAGTGAGTCCCTCACCGCAAATCCATCATCCCCGACAAATCGGGAAAGAATATAGCTAGAGTACTCTCTAGTCCTATGCTCAACTAACAACTGAACCGTTGTCAGAATCACTTTGGTTACGGGATCTCCCATTAACCAACCTCGCTTAGTAGTGGTAATCCACTTACCATTATAAATAACGTATCGTTCATGAGTTAACATCTCGGTACATAAATCCATATACCACTTAGGTATATTAAATATATCACGGAAGGAATTTAACACTTCCCGACCCAATAACCAATTACCATAATCGGTTGAAGTCTCCATATCATATAGTAAACAATATGGATCGGCGATATCAACAAAATCGCCCTCTAGTGCGGAAGTCCAACCAGGCCTTCCAGACTTAAGCCCAGACTTTGTCTGAGGAAAGAACTTGAGAATCTCAAGCAACATATGACTCAAAGGTTGTAAAACCTCTGAGAATTCACAAGGAGTACTAGTAATAGTACGACCTTTTGCTGGTTCAAGAATCACTGATAATTGGACCACATACAACCTATCGAGATTATTCTCCTCGATAGTATTCTGAACTAGGGGTCTACCAGACCTCCTAGAAAATCTAGGGTGACGAATCAATGGATTCATCACTTCCCGCAAACAGGAGTAGAAGATTACTTCCCCTACCCGATCCTTACCCGGTCGCCCTGGTAATAAAACTCCAGTAGCTAAATCTACTAGAATATCATAGTCACGATAAAACCTGACCATCTCCTGGATTGCTAATTGCTTTCCACCGATTTCGAGAGGAACTAAATTCTCATCGAAACAAACTCGCCCGTAACCCAGACAGGCAGAAGAACTGATCGTTTCTTTCGCACGATCAAAACATAATCGAGCAAACTTAATGTTTACTCTAGTAAAAATTCCTGACATATCAGGAATAACAGAACCCCATGTATTTACACATGGGATACTAGTTATTGAGACGAATT